TACGCATCCGACAGGATTTTGCATAGATGCTCGTGGACGGCCCTATGGAAATCCAACTGTAATAAAGGCTGACTTATTTCGAACCTCAGGGGCCGAGTCGGGTTTTTGTGATGATAATTTTATAATAGGTGTGGAGGCTTTGGCTGTTACATGTGAAAGTGGTAAGGCACGGCCTTGTGTGGAAATCATGGCACGACAGGCCTTTGAAACTAATTGTACCTTCTCTGTCACTATCGATGGCTACGTTGGACCAACGGGTGAGCTGAACGAAGATGACGCTGTTTATATAACTGGTATCTTTCCGTTCTTCAAACCGACAATCGACCGTTACATTTGCACATGGAGAGGCCAATGTGCAGCAACTATTACCGGAGTAAGGTGCGACGACGAAGCTTGCTATGCAGTCACAACATGGATGGTCTGCAAGGAGACAGTCAACACTGCTCCTTGTCTATCGACTATCCACTCTCCGATCATCTGTGTAAAACAGCAGGTGTTGCCGTTTCTCAACCAAGTGACTGATTTAGCTATTCTAACAGGTCTATATCCCCCCGTACATACGGGGCTTTCGGCAATTGAATTTGGTAGTGAGAATGATTATTTCGACACCATCGGTAATGTGCAATAGGTAGTGATTAACCCAAGGATAAAAACATTTTATGTCTAAGAACCACAGATATCCAAAAAGCAAAGAAGATAGTCGGGCCTTAATTACTGGCTCCCCAGCTTTGGTTAGTTGGGCCGACGAGAAGGATCAAGACGCAGCCTTTGCTACATACGCAGAAGCGTTAGAAGAAGCATCCTATAGTGTCGCTAACAATGGTAGGGATTTTTCCGGTATAACCTCATATGCTGATGGTAGACCAGGACTTCAAAGTGGAGATTTCGACTGGTTTCGTCCTGGCCAAGCAGCACCCGTTAAATCCAAAGATATTATAGCTTATTCTCGTTTTGTCTATCGTCGTATTGGCATTATCCATAACGCCATCGATTTGATGGGCGATTTCTCCTGTCAAGGTATCCGTATTGTTCATCCTAATAAGCGTATTGAGCGTTTTCTTAATGGGTGGTTTACCCAGGTTCGTGGTAAAATCGTTTCGGAAAGACTAGGACATCTTCTCTTCAGAGAAGCGAACGTCCCGGTTCGTATGTTTACCGCGAAGGTAAATAAACCCAAACGTTTAGAAGTACAAAAGAGCGTTGGAGCCACCGATCTTAGAGTTAATAGAGATGATGTAAGGTTTCAAAAGAATGAGATTCCCTGGAAATACAACTTCCTTGATCCGCTTCTGGTCGAACCTGTAGGCGGCTCTCTAGCTACTTTATCTAAGAACAAGTTACTCAAGCTCAAGGTTCCGTATCACCTCAAAAGAGAGATACAAAGATTACTAGATAGTCAAAACCCTGAAATCCGTAAGGTACTAGAGGATATCTCACCCGATATTATAAGGGCAGTACAAGGTGGTAGCGATATCCTTTTGCCTCCCGATAAAACATACCTATATCATTACAAAAAAGACGATTGGCAAACCTGGGCCGACCCAATAACATACTCTGCATTCGAGCCGTTGAATCTATATCAACGCTTGCAGCTGGCAGACAAGGCCGCATTGGATGGTGCTATTTCTAAAATCCGGGTCTGGAAGCTAGGCTCACTAGAGCACAATTTAGCTCCGACCCCTACAGCCTCAACTACTTTAGCAGATATGCTTGGAGCGAACGTTGGTGGTGGAACCGTTGATGTTATTTGGGGTCCAGATATTGAGCTTATCGAAACAAGTAGTGATCTGCAACAGTTCCTGGGTGAAGAGAAGTATCGTCCGACGCTAATGTCTATCTATGCTACACTGGGTATTCCGCCCACTCTAACCGGGACGTTTGGTGCGTCTGGTACTACTAACAACTTCATATCATTGAAAACATTGACTGAGCGTTTAAACTATGTTCGTAATATAATCACTGAGTTCTGGACGGAACAATTGAAGTTAGTTCAACAAGCCATGGGATTTAGATTGCCTGCTCAGATTGAATTTGAATTCATGTATCTTGATGATCCTGCCTCTGTTGCTACTTTATTGATGAATCTCGCTGATAGAAATATTGTCAGTGACGAGTTTGTACAACGCAATATCAAAGCTAAGCCAGAAATTGAGAATCGACGTGTCAAGAATGAGCAAAAGAGACGAGATTCCGTAGAAATGGAAAAAGTTAGCCCTTACCATCAAGTAGATAAAGATCATTCATTAAAGAAGATCGCTCTACAAACCGGTATCTCTGCTCCATCTGAGGTGGGTCTAGATCTAGAGAATAAGAGGGATGGCGAAGACTCTGCTCTCAAGATGAAAGAGCATCAAATGAAGATCGGTCGTCCTAGTGTGCAGTCTCCTACGGGTAATCCTGGAGGTAGGCCGAAGAACTCCAAAGACACTACTAAGCGTAAGCCGAAGAGGTTTACCCCAAGGAATAAGGCCGCTGTTGAGATTTGGGCTAAGAATGCACAGTCTAAAATATCAGAAATTGTTAATCCTGGAATAGTAGCAACTTTCGATAAAAGCAACTTAAGAAGTTTAACTGCTGAACAATTTAGTCAGCTAGAGAAGCTAAAATTCGAGATTTTGTGTAATCTAAGTATAGGAGAGCAAGTAACTGCGGAGTACGTAGCAGCAGCTTCTAAAAATCCTACTCCTGAATTACACGTCGAATTTGAGAAGTGGACAACCGAAGCTCTTAGTATCTTAGATAAGAAGTCCTTCACAATTGATGAGCTACGTAACCTTAGAGTTTCCTTTTACGTTGACAACCAGTCGGAGACATAATCCATGACAATACAAACCCCTGCCGTATTCGCAGCAGAAAAAGAAGCAGGGCTTGAGCATAAGATTCGGTCCCAGTCATCCATTGCCTTCCACGCTCCCGTGGCCGCATACGATGGCACAATAGCGGATGATCCGACCTTCCAGCCGAAGGTTGAGAACTTGCTAGAGCTCGCGGAAGCCGCCGTTGATGATCCAGACATTCACCACGTATTTTCTATATTGGTGTCTACTGTATGGAATAAGAACGACGATATCTTTAATAAAGACGAAGTATGGGCTGCTCGTGCTACCCCTCGTTTCAAGCCAACAAATCTAGGTCATGACGAAAAGCAGATCGTCGGTGGCATTATCAATAGTTGGGCGGTCGATGCCAACTTCAATTTGATTGATGACGATTCTACTGATCTACCTGACCTCTACCATATTTTGGTAGGTTCGGTTATCTATAAGCAGTGGCAAGATCCACAACTGCAGGCCAGAGCAACAGAGCTAATTCAGCAAATTGAGGCTGGAGAAAAGTTCGTTTCGATGGAGTGTGTGTTTCGCGGTTTCGATTATGGCGTAGTAGACATGGATGGTAACAACCATATAATCGCTCGCTCTGAGGACACTGCCTTCTTATCCCAACATTTACGTTCTTATGGTGGAAAGGGAACTTATCAAGACCATAGGATTGGAAGAGTATTGAAAAACATCACTTTTAGTGGCAAGGGATTTGTTGATAGACCCGCCAATCCAGACAGTATCATCTTTGAAAAGGATCATATATTCTCCTTTGCTGATGCTTCGGAGGACAAAAGTCTATTTTTAGAGGAGAATGGTGTAAATACAAGTACAGAAGATAATTCTTTTGAAAGTAACTCTAAAAAGGAGCAGTGTACAATGAGCGATCTTTTAAACGATCAGGTCCAAGAGCTAAAGGAAGCTCTAGCATCTCAGCTTGCTGAGAACAAAGAGCTGGCTACCAAGCTTGAGGCTGTGAACGTTTCCCAATATGAAGATAAGATTGAATCTCTAGAAGCAACTGTTGCTAAAATGACAGACGCAGGGAGTGATCTTGAGGGTAAACTAAGCGAAGCAGAAGCCCAAATTACCGTGCTGGAAGCAGAGATGGGTGAGAAGTCAAGTACGCTAGAAGCACTTCAAGCGAACTTTGATAAGATGGAAGAAGACAAGAAGAAGAAGAAGCGAGAGCTCGCACTAGTCCAGGCCGGTATTCCTACTGATGAAGTAGCTACTAAAATCGAAGCCTTTGAAGCTCTTAATGACGCACAGTTCGATGCTGTCGTTGAGACTATCGCTAGCATGCAGCCCACTTCTACCGAGACCGAAGAGGCAGATGCAGATGCAGTCGAAGAGGCAGTTGCAGATGAAGATGAGACCGAAGCATCAGAAGTAGGTGAAGAGGCTGATGAGGCGGGAACTTCGATGGCCAGCGAAAACGACGATGCGGAAGACGAGATTTCCGTAGCTCGTGCCGGTCTTGAATCGTGGATGGAAAAAGTAGTTTTTAACAAAAAATCCGAATAAGTTTTTAGGAGAATATACAATGGCTTTAAAAGGAGATCGTGTAGAGCATCTGACAGACATCAGCTATTTCAAAAGTGATGCAGTGGCTGAGCGAGGTGGTATTGTTGTTCATGGTACTGGTGGTTCCGGTGCTGCGATGGATGATGCGGCTGCTTTG